AACTTTATCAGGATATACTTTAGATGTTAATGGTACAGGAAGGTTTAGTGGGAAATTAACAATAAGCAATACAAGTGATGTATATGCAGAAATGACAACATCTTCAGTAGATGGAGATAATTTCTTTGGATTCTCAAATACAGGTGATGCAAATAGTAGTTGGGGTATTGGTCGTAGAAATACAGGCGAATTTTGGATTGCTAATTACACAGGAAATTTTTTAAGTGGTACAAGAACAACACCATTAGTAATAGCATCCACAGGAGCAGCTACATTTAGTAGCTCGGCATTGTCAGCTAATACTTATGTATCTAATGTAAACTTTACTGATGGTTCTTCTAATACAGGACACTTTGGAATTATAAGAAATTCAACTTCAGGTAATGGTGCATTTTATGGGGCAGATGGCATAGTAGAATTATATACTAATATGAGTGGCACTAATGTTAAAGCACTTTCATTAGCTACAACAGGTGCTGCTACTTTTAGTAATACAGTATATTCAAAAGGATATACAGGTTATAGGGTAGATGGTGGTGTAGGTATAGAAGTTAATGGTGGTGATTTGGGTAGTGGTTCTTTTATAGCAAAATTTAACGATTATAGTAATAATACAAAAGTAGCAATATTAGGGAATGGCAATGTAGGTATAGGAACAACAGTTCCATTAGCTAAAGCAACTGTTAGAGGTGGTAATTTAGGTAACACAATAGCAATGGCTTCTACTGTATTTAGTGTACAAGGAAATGACCAAGGTATATTTATGGGTTCTTTAAATGGAACTCCAAATTATGGTTCTTGGATACAAGCAGGTAGAGAAGCGTTTGATATTCCATTTATTTTAGCATTACAACCTAATGGAGGTAATGTATTAATAGGAACTACTACTGATAATGGGCTAGGTTTATTGCAATTAGGAGGCACTAATAATGGAAAACTTTCGTTAACAGGAGGAGCGTCTCAGAATGGTATGAGGTTTGAATCAGTTGCTACAGCAAATACATTTTATTTATTTAATGGTAATTATGGTCCGGGTCCGGGTTGGGGAATCTATAATGTAACAACAGCAGGTTTACCTTTTTGGATTCAAAATTCAGGTGCTGCTACATTTAGTTCATCAGTTACCGCAACATCATTCTTTGAAAGTTCCGATAGTAGATTAAAAACATTAATCCAAGATAACTACCAAACAAAAGGCATTGCATCCATTACCCCAAAACTTTACACTAAAAACGGAAAGGTTGAACTAGGTTATTATGCTCAAGATTTTATTGGGGTGTTAGATAGTGCGGTTTCAAAAGGTAGTGATGATATGTTAAGCCTATCTTATCGTGAGGTACACACTGCTAAAATATATGCTTTGGAGCAAAGAATTAAAGAACTAGAAAATAAATAATATGGCAACTTGGGCTACAACGGCAGACAATCAATGCTATTCAGGTAACACGCTACAAGAAGCGGTTAGTACAGGAGGTGCTTTAATAGCTAAGACTGGTGGTACTCCTATTCCTGCAACTGCGGAAATGCTAACAACCTCACAAGTAGAATCAATGGTTAACGTATTTGCTATTAGTGCAGCTTCAAATCAGCTACCCACTAAAGGCGAAACAATAACTAGCGACTTTATAATGTATATGGGACCAACAAACCCTGTTTATAGTTCAAGTGCTATTTCTTGTGTTTCTTATGTTTCAGTTAGACCTTATTACATAGGTTGGAGGCAAGGCGGTAACCCTAGCGTACACGTAGGCGATATTCTTTATGATACTTATAATACTGTTAAAACAAATGGTAACGGCTTATGGGTTCCATTAAAATGGCAAGGTACAGGCGGTACTTTTTCAGTAAGGGTGTCAACAACGGGTGTAGTATTAGAAGTAGTAAACTGTTAAACAAATAAAAAATAAATAATATGAAAATTCAAGCAATCAGTTCGTGGCAGAACGGACAAGAAAAACTAGGAACGGAATTTAACCTATATGTAATTAACGACAATTTAAGTACATCAGCTACTTTTTATTACTCAATTTCAAGTGAGGAAGTAAGCCATTTAGAAACTAAAACAGTTATTGACCCTATTACAGGCGAAGAAGTTACTACTGATATTTTAGTAATAGATGCTTATGCAGAAAAATTAGTAGACGGTAATTTAACTATGGATGGTGCAGACTATCAAACTTGGGATGCTGACCCTTCTGCAAATGAAGCGGCTTATGTTTGGAGTATGGCTAAATTAAATTTGGTCGCAGTAGTATAATATAATTATATTTGTAAAAACTATAACATGAAATACATACAATTAACGCAATTAGTAGCTAATTTAAACGCAGTAATTGGCGGTCAAGAAACCAAAGTAGCTAAAAAGCTATTCAAGTTATTTGAAAAGGTTAAACCTAGCTACGAAGAATATCAGGCTAAAGTTGAAGAATTACGCTTAGATAATGCACAAGTTGACGATAAAGACTGTTTATTACTTAACGACAAAGGCGAATACAAGTTTACTAAAGACGGAATCAAAAAACTAACTGAACAAATCAAGGAACTAGGAGAAAAGGAATTTGAATTTAAAGCTATTGAAGTTATTAACGCAAATGGTTTAGAAAACTTTACTTTCCTAGAAGATTGGACAACAGGTATCACATTTATTAAAGAAGAAGAAGAAGAAGTATTGTAAAATGGCAACAAGTTTAATCGTTTTTTTAATTGGTCAGGCACTGACTATTTTAATTGGTCTAATTAGTATTTATATTAAAGTAAGTTTAAAGCTAAAGGAACTCGAAGTAAGGGTTTCAATGGTGGAAAAGCAAGACGATATTATAGCAAAGAAGCTAGACAACATTTTAGAAACGATTAACAGGCTTGCTATTGAGTTACAAAACAAGCAAAACCGATGAAAGATTTAATTATTACTTTACTTATTATAGTTGCTATTATTGTTATTTCTAACAATGTTACAAACACAAATGAGGTAGTAATAGTTAAGACTGACACAGTTTATAAGCACGACACGACAACGTTTTACAAGAAAGGGAATAGCATCCCTTTTGTCGTTTTAGACACTTTATACCAAATAGATGAAATACACGACACAATACACATTTTACAGGATTATGTACAGACTAAGGTTTATTCTGATACAATTAAGGTCGATTCTAGTTCGTTTATTATTTTAGATACAATAAGTAGAAATTCAATTATTGGTAGGCGTTTTACTGCTCAAATAAGCGAAAAAAATATCTATATAAATAAAACCATTACACTAAAGCCAAAGAATGAGCTTTATTTGGGTGTATTAGGCGATTTAAGAGCATTTGACAACAAAGTGGGGTTAGGTGTTGGCTTAGGATTTAAAACAGCTAAAAACGGCTTATTTACAATAAACGCAACGACAAATAATTATTCATTCGGTTATTATAAAAAATTGTTCTAAAATGGCATTACCTGTATCGTTTAAAGATTTTGTTAAGAATCCTATTATTGGGACTTTATTTATTGTTTTATGTGGAATATCTGCTTTGTATATTGATGTACGTTCTACGTTTAAAGACCAAATTACTTCACAGTCAATTAAAGTGCAAAAGTTAGACGACAAAGTTGATTTAATGCAGATAGCATTAAGAAGGTGCGATTCTTCATTGGCTTCGGCTACTGCGAAACTAAGCACACTTGAAAGTTTAGGTAAAATACAATCTATTAAGTAATGAAATACTTCTTATTTATATTTTTATTTGGATGTACAGTTACTGCTCAAAAGCAAAGCGATGAACTAAAAGAAGACATTGAGTTCCAAAAGTTAATGAATAAGGTGTCAGAAACAAACACATTATCAGTACAAGTACAAGCTAAAGCAAGTAAAAAAGAGGTGGAGTTAGTAGAAAAGGCAGTTGAAACTATAAAAGTATTAAAAACAGAAGTAACAATATTAAAAACCGAACTAAGTGAAGTCAAAGCAACTTTGGATAGCGTTAGTAATGATACTGGTATCAGTTTCAAGCTATTGCCAATATCCGATAATAAAAAAAATTAAACAAGATTCTGTTGTTATAATGACCATTGAGCAGGGCAAAGAAATAAATGCTTTGTATTTGGGTTATAACAATACAATAGATTCACTAAAAGTTAAAACAAAATATTATGATTCAGCAATTAATCAAATTAGTAAAAAGCAAGATACAATTAACACTTACAGATTTTATATCCAAAATACTAAACAACCCACAGGAATTGACCAAGAGTTCAAAGAAAAGTACGAAAAAACGCAAGATTTAAACAGGTTTTGGATATTTCTTTTATTTATAACTTTAGCATTAATTAAAACACAATAGTATGAAATGGATAGCAAATTTACTATCGGATGAAAGAGGTTCTATAAGCACTAAAAGAGTTATAGCTTTATTAAGTGCTTTATTTTTATGCATTACTTTATTGGCTAATTCATTTAGTCATTTAGAAATTGCACCAAGCGACAAACTTGTAGATGCGGTTATGGCTATATGTATTGCTGCAATGGGTACATCGACAATAGACAAATTTTCAACAAAGAAAGATGCCGAATAACGAAAAAAAGGCATTAATTATAGGCTTTACCTTTTGGGTTGTGGCTTTAACTTATTTTATTTATAACGTATGAAACTATCAGCAAATTTAGATTTAAGCGAAGTAATTCGTAGTGAATCAGCAAAGAGAAACGGGATTAGCAATATGCCTATTCCACAACATATTGAAAACTTTAAGTTATTAGCCGAAAAGGTATTTGAGCCTATTAGGGTTCATTTTGGATGCCCTATACATATTTCAAGTGGTTATCGTAGTGTAGAATTAAACAAGTGTATTGGCGGTTCATTAACTAGTCAACACTGCTCTGGTGAGGCAATAGATATAGATATGGATAGTTCAGCAAGTGGAGTTACTAATAAAATGGTATTTGACTACATTAAAGATAACTTAACATTTGACCAATTAATATATGAGTTTGGGGATAGCAAAAATCCAGATTGGGTACACGTTTCTTATGAGTCAACAGGTAAACAAAGAAAGCAAGTATTAAGAGCAGTAAAGACAAATGGTAAAACTACCTATCAAAATTATTAATATGATTAGCAAAAAAGCGTCTGATTTTATAATACTGCACGAGGTAGGAAGTAAATCGTATTACGAAAGATTTTTGCAGAAACCTACTTATCCTAAAGGAGAAAGCGGGCTTACGGTGGGCTTCGGCTATGATTTAGGCTATCAAACAGAAAAGCAATTTCTAAAGGATTGGTCAGGTGTTATTAATTTAAACTTTGTAAACGCTTTAAGGCGGTTTATAGGGGTTAAAGGTGAAAAGGTTGTACCTATGATGAAAGGCGAAGTAATGAATGTTAGAATACCTTATTTAGCGGCTTATGAAGTGTTTATTAAATGCCAGTTACCTAGATACTACAAACTTACAAAGGACATTTACCCTGAATTAGAAACATTAAACGAAGATACTCAAGGGGCTTTGGTTTCAATGGTGTTTAACAGGGGTAATAAATTAGAAGGGGATTCACGCAAAGAAATGAAAGCTATTGTTAATTTAGTAGCTAAACAGGACTACGAAGGAATTGCAGAACAGGTTGAAGCTAGTAAACGACTTTGGGAAAATAAAAAAATGGAGGGGTTGGTAACGAGGCGGGAAGCCGAAGCAGATTTGATTCTTCAATCTATCGCATAAAAACCAAACAATGACCAAACAAACAACACTAAGAACAAAAAGAAAACGCCTCTACTTTGACGTTGAAACTGCACCGAATATTGGCTTCTTTTGGCAGGCTGGGTACAAGTTACAAATCGGTCCACAAAACATTATTAAAGAACGTGCTTTAATTTGCATTTGCTATAAGTGGGAAGACGACAAAGAAACACAATCATTAAACTGGGATAGTAAGCAATGCGACAAAAAGATGCTTCAGGCATTTGTTAAGGTAGCAAACGAAGCAGACGAATTAGTAGGACATAATGGAGATAAATTTGATCTAGCTTGGATAAGGACTAGATGTTTATTTCACGAAATAGAAATGTTTCCTACATACGTTACAATAGATACATTAAAGGTTGCACGTTCTAAGTTTAAATTTAATAGTAATAAATTAGATTACATAGGTAAATTCTTAGGCATTGGTCAAAAAATTAAAACAGACTTCAGCTTATGGACTGACATTGTTTTAAAGAAATGTCCTATTGCTATGGATAAAATGATTAAGTACTGCAAAATGGATGTAGTCCTACTTGAAAAGGTACACAAGAAATTATCTTTACATATACCAGCTAAAACGCATTACGGGGTAATATTTGGTGGCGACAGGGGAAGTTGCCCTGAATGTGGCAGCGACGAACTTGTAAGAAAAGGAACTAGGGTTTCAGCTACTGGCGTTAAAAAGGTTCAGTATCAATGTAAGACCTGCTCTAAAACACATACTAAAACTGATAAATAATGCCATACATTTATAGACATATAAGATTAGATAAAAATGAGCCTTTTTATATTGGTATTGGTAGTGATACAAACTATAAAAGGTCAAAAGATTTTCATTCTAGGAATAAAATATGGAAATCAATAGCATCACGTTCAGATTATGAAATTGAAATATTATTAGATAATTTAACAGTAGAAGAATCTAAGATAAAAGAAATAGAATTTATTAATTTATATAAAAGAATAATTGATAATGGCATTTTAGCTAACTTATCTTTAGGCGGAGAAAGTAATAAAGGATATAAAAGGTCAATAGAAGCTATAAATAAAACTGCAAATTCTAATAAATGTAGAATTGTTAGTGAAGAAGTAAAAAAAATTATATCTGATAAATTAAAGGGAAGAAAATTATCTTTAGAAACAAGGGAAAAAATGAGTATAAGAATGACTGGTAATACATATACTAAAGGTAAAAAATTAACTGATGCTCATAAATTAAAGATTTCGCAAAGCAATTTAGGCAGAAAACATAAAAAATAATAAATGGCAAAGTTACCTAAGAATTTTAATAAAATGACTTTACTACAACAAGAACAAGCACTAGCTAAGAAACTAAACGAAATGTATTTAATAGTTGATGAAATTACTAAGGCACTAGCTAAGGTTAGAGGCGGCTATAAATACCAAGTAACGGAATTAATCAGACCTGACCTAGAAGAACTAAAAGTATGAAAATAAAGATTACATATAAAAAGTTAGGTAAAGAAAAAGTTCATGGTTTAGCGTGGTCTGACGGGGAAATTTATATAGATTCAAGGCTGAAGGGTAGAAAGCACCTTGAGATACTTATACATGAAGTTGCCCACTTACTTTGGGCAGAAGATGACGAAGATGCCATAGTTGAAAAATCAATAACTTTGACTAAGATACTTTGGAAGGAAGGTTATAGACGTGTGGATAATAGTAGGGATTTGCCGTTACAGGACGGTAGTAAATAGTTGTTTGTTGGTATGGTTCTGCCTTCCCCTAAAAAGGAGGGCAGTTTTTGTTTTAATACACTATATTTGCAGCGATTCATAACAGGTTTACGGGGACTTATTTTTATTTGTCCCCCTTTTTTTGCTCATTCCATTGAGTAATTTCACTCATTGCATTGAGTAAAGTGCATTATAAGGGATAAAAGCATATCAAAAAGTGCATTTTATGACACGTTATAATAGAAATATATTTCTAGTTACTTAATAAACTGCATGAATTTTCCTAATATTTCATGCAATTACTACTCATAACTATTTGATTATCAATAGTTTTAACAATTTTAACACTTTTTTAACAACTTTAACTTTTTAGTGTCAATAACTTTTTTGATATTTACATAACAATTAAACCAAACGTTATGATTAAAGCATTTAAAATTTACAAAGAAGGAACTACAGAAGATTGGGTTACTATATTAATTAAAGAATCAGAATTTAATAATTCAGTATTAAAATTTAAAATAGAAAAATATCTTTATTTAGGATACGAAGTTAAATCAATATAAAAAAACGTGAGGCACACGCTAAACTGCACCTTAGTTATGAATCAGCAAATTAAAGTATGTTTTGAAAACGAATTTAGGGACTGGGAATTTACGCACCTTCCCAACGTGGGAACATTATTGTTCTTAAAGCCTATTAACGAAGTACATTTTTTTAGAGTAGAATCAATTACGTTTACCGAATGCATCCACACTATTATTATTAATCTTAAAAAGAACTAAAATGAGCAAAGAACAAAACAGAAATTTTCAGGCTATCGTTGTTATAATAGTAGCTTTTTTACTAACGGCTTTTTTACAAAACATTTAATATGAACGAAAATAAACAATGGGTTATAAACTGCATTAACAGTTGCACTAACCTAGAACAGTTGAAGATTTGCGAAACTATTATAAGCCTTTTTAAGTTCCGATTAATGAAAGACGGAGCAACAGAGCAAGAAGTTTACATAATAGAAAGTGACCTTTTAGAAACCTATTTAAACAAAGAAGCATTAATTACCATATAATGTACGAAATTAAACAACACTACTTAACACAACTAGAAAATGAAGAACTTAGAAAACGAATTATTGAACTTAGAAACGAACTTAAAGCCGTCAAGGACTTATTGCAAAAACAAGCCTCAAATAGAGCAGGAAAAGAAAGAAACGGCAGTTAATATCTGCGAAGTAGTATGTGCTTATTACGGGGTCAAATACGGGCAATTAATGAGCAAATACAGGGGCGAATTAGTAACACAGGCTAGACAAATGGCTATGTATATTATTAGGGAAAAAACACAGCTTGGGCCTGAAGCAATAGCCAAAATCTTTGATAGGGACAGAACTACCTATTTATATTCATTTAACAAAATAGGGGAGTTAGTAAGGAGCAAATACAGGGATGATATTAAACAAGATTATTTTAATATAAATATTCAACTTTAACAGGTTATTAACGAATAATAGCTTAAATTTACACTACAAAACCAATTATTAACTATGAATCAGTTACAAAAAAAGACCTTTAACAAGGAAGAATTTGACCTAATTAGAAGTCAAATTGCACCAGAGGCAACTGCTGAAGAACTAAAATTGTTTCTTTATCAGGCACAATTAACGGGCTTAAACCCACTTACTAGACAACTTTATTGCATCCACAGGAACGTAAAGCAAGGTGCTAACTGGGTTAAGAAAATGACAATCCAAACAAGCATTGACGGGTTTAGGGTAATTGCTGAACGTTCAGGAACTTATGGTGGACAAAGTGAACCTGTATTTGCTGAAAAAGAAGGTACTTTAATAAGCTGCAAAGTATCAGTATTTCGCTTTCATAATGAAGTACGTTACGAGGCTTCTGTAGGTGTAGCTTATTGGGATGAATACGCACCTAAAAACAACGAAGGTAAAGTAACGGGAATGTGGGCTAAGATGCCTCACACGATGCTTTCTAAGGTTGCTGAAGCATTAGCACTAAGAAAGGCATACCCACAAGATTTAAGCGGACTTTATACAAGTGAGGAAATGAACCAATCAGACGTACAGAATCCAGCTTACATTAAGAAGCACGAAATAGCTGAAGACCTAGAATTAGCTATTGATTTGGTTGTTTCTTTAGATGAATTAAAGCAACTTTACGTTCAAAATGCAGATATGGTAGAAGAAAACAAAGCTATTAAAAAACTATTTTCTAACAAAAAAACTACTTTATAATGGACTTACAATTAATTAAATTACAGGATAATTTTGACCTTTACAGGAAGCTATCCAGTAGTAACAATCCTTTTGTATTTAAGCAGGAAAATTACGATAAGTATTTATACTATAAGGGGAAATTAAAGGAATATTATTTAAAATCAGGCTATAAAGTAGAAGCTAAAATGAGTAAAGTAAAGTTTTTACTTATGTCTGATTTCACCGAAAAATACGAAGAATATGCTGATTAATACTTGCTGCGGATATGAAAGCGAAATATCCTACGACCTATGTCCTGAATGCTTTGAGCATTGCGACTGGGAAGAATTAGAAGAAGAAGACGAAGAAGAAAAAATAAAGGACGAACAAGAACAAAACGATATGGATGAAATAATGCTAAGAGCAGCAGAAGAAAAATTAAATAACCAATAAATAAAAAAAAATGATAGTAATTTCAATCGCACAAGAAGACATTCAATGGAAGCCTGTACAAACTAAATCAGGTGTTAAACATTACGCTTCATTAGTTGTAGACGCTAGGAAAGAGAAAGACCAGTACGAAAACACTCATACTGTGTACAACAACCAAAGCAAAGAAGAACGAGCAGAAAAGGCTAAAAAGCAGTATGCAGGTAATGGCAAAGAATACAACTTTGAGAAAAAAGAATATTCAGTAAACCAGCAAGAAAAAGAATCACACGTTACAGATTTAGACGATTTATTTTAGTAAATATATAGGTTGGGTGAATAAGAACCTATTAGAAAATAAGCACACTTTTTTATGAACAACGGACTAAAAGGAAAAGAAACAACAGGATTAGTAATGTTAACTAAGAACGGCAAAGTAATACGAACTAAGTCTTTTGGCTCTAAGGCTATTAGGAAAGTAATAGTTTTAAGTTGGCTTCCTTTAGTAAACTACATAGACGAATTTCAATTAATCATACGTTTAAACGAACAACAATGACACAAAATCAACAAATTGCTAACTATCTTAGTAAAGGAAAAGCAATAACACCAATCGACGCTTTAAACAAATTTAACTGCTTTAGGTTAGCAGCTAGGATAAGCGATTTAAGAAACGACGGATTAAAGATTATTACTAAAATAGTTACAAAAGAAGGTAAAAGTTACGCTTCTTATTCAATTATTTAGTATATTTGTATTGATATATGCGACATATCAACAAAAACTTATTAGGGCAGAAGATTGACAGGTAGTCGCATTACCTGTTTAGTCTGAAGCCCTTTTTTTATTTTATGGCAAAGAGATTTACAGATACAGAAAAATGGAAAAAACCATTTATAAGAACCTTGAAAGCCCCTTATAAGCTGCTTTGGTTATATATATGCGACGATTGCGACCATACTGGGATATGGCAAATAGACATAGAAGTAGCAGAAATAAGAATTGGCGAAAAATTAGACTTAAATAAAGCAATTTTATATTTTAATGATAAAATAATTCCTTTAGATAATGGCACAAAATGGTTCATACCTTCATTTATTGAATTTCAATATCCTAGCGGTTTAAGTGATTCTAATAAAGCACATACTGCTATTATTAAAAATTTAGATAAATATAAAGATGAAATTACTAACTTTAAGCCCCTTAACAGCCCCTTACAAGGGGACAAGGATATGGTTATGGATAAGGTAATGGATAAGGTTAAAGATAAGGTTATGGTTATAATGCCTTTTGATTCAGAAATATTTATAAACTATTGGGACTTATGGAAGGATTATAAAAAAAAGCAACTTAAATTTACTTTCGCAACTCCACAAAGCGAACAAGCTGCATTAAAAGATTTAGTTAAATTATCGAAAGGGGATGAAAATACTGCTTTACAAATTATAGAACAATCAATGGCTAAAGGCTGGAAAGGATTATTTGAAATAAAAACAAACAACAATGGAATTAATCAAACACAATCAAGGACTTGTCCAAAAGTTACCGACGAACAGTTACACCAAAGTTTTATTAAACGTGCTAATGATTGGCACAACGGGGGAGGTATTTAACGAACTATGCAGGTTTAAAGATAAAGGTGAAGTTTTACCATTAAAAGTAATGGAACTAATACCTGTAAGTGAAAGACTTCCTGCACTTGCTAAATTATACGGGAATGATAAAATAGCTATTGTTTTATCTAAGGCTATTACTAAGGCACTTAATAACTTCAATTTACGAGTTGGGATGAATTCAGACCAAATAGCACAGTTAGCCTATTCTTTAATTGAATCAGCAGAAGAAGACCAGTTAGCAATTCAGGACATACTTTTATTTTTAGACGGAATGGTAAAGTACAAATATGGTAAAGTTTATGACAGAATGGATATGCCTACTTTTTACGAAATGCTAGAGGTTTACAGGGAGCAAAGACATTTAGCCTATGCTGGACTTAAAGAAGAAACACATAGCCAAAATAAGGCTGCAGGGGACACAAACAGAATGAGCAACGAAGTAGACAAAGATGCTAACCGAAACGCAATGATTGAATATTTAAAAACAAAATAACAATAGCCCTCACAAAAACATTATAAACAAGGGGTTGGTTATAAAACGTGGGGGCTTTTTAAACTAAAATATATGTCAGCAATACTTTTAATAATATTTTTTTTAATAGCAATATTAATTCAGTTAAAAACTGATGATAAAAAAAGAAAAAAATACTAACCAAAACAAATAACCTATGGATGAAAGAAATGATTATAATTCAATACCAATACAACCTATTGATAAGGTAACAAGATTTGAAGTAATAGACCATACTAAAAAACAAAGAGGCAGAATAGTTGTAGAGTATGGAGTTAAAGTTGAGGTGTCTATTCAAGATGATGGAAAAACAATGAAAGTATTTTTAACAGACCAAAACAAATAACATGAAAGAAACTTTATTTATTATTATAATATGGGAACTAGGTAAATATGGTTCTAAGATTATATTAAACGCTATTAACAATAAACTATGACACAAATAGCAATAGTAATAGGATTTATATTGTTATGGATAATTTATGAAATAATAACTGCACCCAATGAAAAAGACCTGTAAAGTATGTAAGGAACAAAAGGAACTAATAAAGTTTCACAAAAGGTGGGATTCAAAAGACGGTTATTACCACCAATGCAAAGAATGTTCCTACAAAGTAAATCGTCAGTATAAACTAGACAGACCATATAAATATTAAAATGAGCATAGAAGGAATTGAAAACGCACAGAAGGTAAGATTAATATACATAGACGACAAAACCGAGCAAATTTTTAAATCTATTGCTTATGCAACTAGAATAACAGGAATACACGAAAGTTCAATACGTTTAGGGCTTAATCCTTTAAAGCAAAAGAAATTTGAGTATCAGGGAAGAAAAATAGTATTTCGCATTAATAAATAACATAGTTTTGCAATATGGCACTAATAACAATACCTAAACTAACTGCTAAAGCCCAAAAGGTATTTAATGCATACATAAGGCAAAGGGATAGCGAAGGCGGTTATTTTACTTGTATTAGTTGCGGTCAGGATAAAGACACTAGTCAAATGAACGCTGGACACTATGTACCACAAAAAGGAAGTTCTGCTTTAAGATTTGACGAATATAACGTAAACGGAGAATGCATATCGTGTAATGGGTTTAATGAATTTCACTTAGTAGGATATAGAAAGAACCTAATAGATAAAGTAGGGGAACGTAAAGTAATAGAATTAGAGCAGCAGTTTAGGCTAGTTAAACGCTGGAGTAGAACCGAACTAAACGAACTAATTGAAAGATACAGTTAACATATACGACACTTGCAAAGCAACTGAAATAAACGGATACTTTTGCTATTCATTTGTAATTGAAGGAACGACGCATTATGTTTTCGGTAATACTAAAATGGAAGCATTTGACTTTATGGCTGATTATATTAAACAATATTTAAAATATGGCGAAAGTAAAAGGGGATAGCACAAAGGCAACGTTCGGTAAAAGGAAATGCGGAAAGTATAAGAAAAGCAGCGGACCAAAGGATAAACCAGTTAAGAAGTATGTAAAGCAGGGCAGATAATGAAAGATAGTTACGGCAAAAGAGAATACAAGTGTAAATGTGGTAAATTAACTTATGATTATGTATGGTTATCAAAGTTAACTTTACACGAACTTAGTTGCTTCTATTGCTGGAAGGAATTAAATTATAAGAATCTTATTAAAAAAGAAGTGCCACAAACGGCGGCAATACGAACACCAACAAAAAACAGATAATGCTAATAACAGACATTAAACCAAACCCAAACAATCCTAGATTGATAAAAGATAATAAGTTTAAACAACTTGTAAAGTCTATTCAGGACTTTCCGCAAATGTTAGAACTTCGCCCTATCGTAATAGATGAAAACAATATGGTATTAGGTGGCAATATGAGATTAAAGGCGTGTATTGAAGCTGGGCTTACGGATGTACCTGTAATCCACGCTAACAACCTTACCGAGGAAAAGAAAAGGGAATTTATTATTAAAGATAATGTTTCATTTGGCTCACACGATTGGTCGGAATTAGCAAATAATTGGGATGTAGATTTAATACAAGAATGGGGGTTAGATATAATTGGTTTTGATAATGTTGAGGATTTAGGCGAAGGATTTAACCTACCTGATGGCGATAAATCACCCTTTCAGCAAATGACTTTCACTTTAGCAGATGAACAGGCTACACAACTAAAAAATGCTATTGAGGAAATTAAACGCACCGAAGAATATAAATATGCAGAAACAATGGGTAACGAAAATTCAAATGGTAACGCTTTATATTTAATCGTAATGCAATGGGCAGAGCAAAGGAAATCCTAGTAAAAGTTATATCTAGTAAAGTGGCTAATGAGTTTGTTAAATTAAACCATTATTCAGGTAAGGTAGTGCCAAATTCAAAATTGCATTTTGGATGCTTTTTGGATGATAAATTGCACGGAGTATTAAGCTATGGAAGTCCAATGGTTAAAGCAAAAGTTATTCATTATGTAGAAAATACTAAATGGAATGAGGTTATTGAACTCAATAGAATGGCATTTGATGAATATTTGCCAAAGTATAGTGAAAGTAGATGTATTGCAATAAGCATTAAACTAATAAAAAAGAATGCTCCACATATAAAATGGATATTAAGTTTTAGTGATGCTAATTTGTGCGGAGATGGTACAATATACAGGGCAAGTGGTTTTAATTTAATAGGGGTAAGTAAAAACACTTCTACATTTCAAATGCCAAATGGTGAAGTTTTATGCAGTTTAACAAGTTCAGCACACAGAACAAAAGAAAGTAATGGGAAAAGTGGAACGAGTTGGATAAAAGATAATGGAGGTGTTAAATTAGAGGGTTTTCAAATAAGATATATTTATTTAATAGATAAAACTTGTAAAATAACTGTTCCTGTATTGCCATTTAGTAAAATAGATGAAATGGGTGCAGGGATGTATAAAGGGAATAAGGTAACTTTGGCATCAAGACAACAAGCGATAGAAGCATAACAGTAATGCGTTAGTATTCCATACTAAAGAAGGGGGGCAGCACCACCCTATCGCTCAATAAATTAGAAAGTGATTAGAGAAAATGGCAAACGAACAAAATTTAATACCAGCGAAGAAAGGAGAAATAAGAAATCCTAACGGAAGACCAAAAGGGGTTCCTAATAGCAAGACACGTTTATTGCGTTTACTTGAGTTAGTACAAACTAAAACTAACCCAATAACAGGTGAGAAAGAAGAATTTAGCGTGGCGGAGCAGTTAGACTTAGTAGTATTACAAAAGGCATTTAAAGGTGATTTAAACGCTTATAAGGAGTTAATGGATAGATTAGAAGGTAGGGCAAAGCAAACAAGCGAAATAGAGTTAAGCGGTGGACTACAGATTAACTGGGAAGAGAATAAAACATACGTAGAAAATAAAGATAGTATATAAAAAAACCCTAACAAGTCTCAATTGTCAGGGTTAAAAACCATCCAAAAGGATGCATCTGCGGCAGTACAAATATATAATGGAATTATCAATAAAACAAACAACGGCTTTAGATTTACTTGAAGATAAAACTACAAACGAAATACTTTTTGGTGGCGGCGCTGGTGGTGGAAAAACTTTATTGGGTTGTTATTGGCAATTAAAGCAAAGGTTAAAATACCCAAATACTAGGGGTTTAATAGGTCGTGCCGTACTTAAAACGCTTAAAGAAACTACTTTAGTATCGTTCTTTCAGGTAGCTAAAATGCAAGGATTAGACGCAGGTAAACACTACAAATATAATTCTCAGTCAAGTACAATAGACTTCCCTAACGGTTCTACAATACTATTAAAGGATTTATATAGTTACCCAAGCGACCCAAACTTTGATGAATTAGGTTCGTTAGAAATTACAGACGCTTTTATAGACGAAGCAAATCAGGTAGACGATAAAGCTAGGAACATTATTAAGTCAAGGATTAGATTTCAGTTAGACCAAAACGATTTAGTGCCTAAAATACTTTACACTTGTAATCCTGCAAAGAATTGGACTTATTCGGAGTTTTACAAGCCACAACAAGACGGTAGCATTAAAGACAATAAACGCTTTATATCTTCGTTAATAGACGATAACCCTTTTATATCTAAGCACTATAAAGAAAACCTTTTAACCCTAGACACCCAAAGTAAAGAACGTTTGCTATTTGGTAACTGGGAATACTTGTCAGATTTATCACAATTAATTGAATATGAAAAAATACTTGATGCGTTTACCAATGATTTTGTCCCTAACGGCGATAGTTTTATTACTTGTGATGTGGCTCGCTTTGGAAAAGATTCTACTGTTATTGGTGTATGGAGTGGGCTACGTGTACGGTTTCATCAATTCAATGGTAAATCAGTTGTTGAGGTAGCTGACCTAGTTAAACGCTTCCAACAAGAAAACAAAGTACCTACTTCGCACATAGTTGTAGATGAAGACGGTGTAGGCGGTGGAGTATGCGATATACTACGCTGCAAAGGGTTTGTTAACAATAGTTCGCCATTAGAAAACCCTATTACTCGTAAGAAGGAAAACTTTGATAACCTTAAAAGTCAATGCTATTACAAATTAGCTGAACTAATAAACAAGAACGAAATACATATAATAGCAGACGGTAAACAAAAGCAAATCATTATAGAAGAACTTGAGCAGGTAAAACAAAAGTCTGTAGATAACGACGCTAAGAAAGGAATAATACCAAAGGATAAGGTAAAACAATTAATAGGGCGTTCACCTGACTTTAGCGATACTTTAGCAATGCGAATGTACTTTGAATATTCACCTCGCTTCGTTGTTTCTGTTTTTTAGTATAAAATAACTAACTTTGTTTAAATTATTACATTATGGGTTTATTCGACATCTTCAATAAAAAGAAGATTAATAATATTTTGCCGAACTATCCAATGGCTTCACAGATAGCAATTCAAAGCGGTTTAGTTACTTGGAGTGGGCAGAACGCAGCTTCATTTGTACACGACGGCTATCAGGGTAACGACATAGTTTATTCAATTATTAAACTAATTACTGATAAAGCAAAGTTGGCTCCGTTCGGTGTTTATAAGGTAATAGACGAAAAGGCAGCACGAAAGTACAAAGCGTTAATGTCGCAGCCTGACAAAATAGAAAACTTTAAGAAACTAGAAACGTTACATAAAAAAGCGTTTGAACTATATACTGGCGATGCTCGTTTAAATGAGTTGCTTAAATATCCAAACGAAGAAGATGCTTTTTGCGATTTAGTAGAACAATGGTGTGGATTTAAACTTATTACAGGTAACGCTTTTATCTATTCAAAGACAATAGAAGCAGGTGCTAATATGGGGAAACCTTTTGCCTTGTATGCTTTGCCTTCACAATATACGGCGGTTATAGCTGATACTCAAGCCTTCCCTGCAGTTGCAGTAGGTTACCAACTTCAGTATGGTCCTATATTTCAATTTACTAGAAAAGAAATATTACACGATAAATACTTTAACCCGCAATGGAACTCAACAGGTAACCAATTGTACGGACAATCACCGCTATTAGCAGCAGCAAGGACGTTAACACGTTCTAACGAAGCTAAGACGGCAGCAGTTGCATCGTTCCAAAATGGCGGTCCAGCAGGTGTTTTATTTATGAATGACGAAAAGTATGATTCAGTACAAGGATTAGCACAAGCACAGGCACTTAAAAAAGCTATCAGCGAAAAAGGCGGTTCAGCTAATTATAATTCAATAGCAGTATCGGGTTACAAAGTAGACTGGAAGCAAATAGGACTTAGCCCTGTAGAATTAAACATAATAGAATCTGAAAAGTGGGATATGAAAGCACTTTGTAATATTTACGGTGTGCCTTCACAATTACTAAATGACGCAGACAATAAGACTTATAACAACCAACTAGAAGGCGAAAAGGCTTTAACTTTAAGATGTGCTATACCTTTATTAAATTCTATTAGGGATAACATTAATAGAAAGCTACAAACTGACTGGGGTTATACAGGACAAAACATTTATGTAGACTACGACGCTAGTATTTACGCTGAATTAGAATCTAATAAGAAGGAGCAAGTAGAATGGTTAAATAACGCTTGGTGGATAGCACCTAAACAAAAAATGGATTTAATGGGCTTAGAAGTTCCTGACTACATAGACGAAGCGGAATTAGAGAAACTTTATATCCCTACAAGCGTGCAACCGATTGATGAATTTCAGCCGTTAACAATACCTGAATAATGATTTGGCAAGACTATAAAAAGTTATACGCTAATGCTTTAAAAACCTATTCACCAAAGTTCAAAAAAGAACTGCAGAAACAAGTAGATACATACTGCGATACTTTAGACTTTGATGCAATAAGCGATAAATCCATTAAAACGACCATTAAGCAGCTTCACGTTGCAATGGGTACTCGTATGGCTAAGATTAGTCAAAAGGACGTTAAAACGTCTGTAAAGGGGCAAAGAATTGATTTTGAGGTAAAGAGTAAAGAAACAGACTTTTTTGCTTATGTTATATTAACTTATTTAGAGGCTAGAGGTTTAAACCAATTAGCAGCAGACATAACTAACACGACTAAGAAACAAATACAATCCTTCCTAGATAAAGCAGCAGCAGAAAACCTAACACTACCTGAAACAATAAGATTATTAAGGTCAGCAGGATTAACAGATTATAGGGCAGAATTAATAGCACGAACAGAAACAGGAAGGTCAGCTAACATAGGTTCAATGGTTGGTGCAATGTCTACAGGCTTAGTAACGGTTAAAGAATGGATTTCAGCAAAGGACAATCGTACAAGAAGAATCCCACGTGATGCAAACGACCACTTGCATATGGACGGGGTTAAACTTCCAATGGATGCTAAGTTTGAAGTAAGGGCTAAAACATATATAGACTATATGCTGCATCCTGCTGATTCAACAGCTAGAGCAGGTAACGTTTGTAATTGTAGATGTACTTTAGGTTATGAAGCACAAAGGGATGCTAACGGGAAATTATTACGCTTAGAAAATAATCCGCCAAAAGGCGACGCAGGTTTATTATGGTCTTTAATGGGAAACGTATTAGGTCAAACAATAGGAACGTTAATAACTGAGGCATTACAATAATAAAAAATATATAACTTTGTCTTATGAGTAAATTTGAAGAAAAAGGTGCAATGGATTCTATATTAGACATTTCATCTGAATCAAGAACCGTTAAAGCGTGTTGGAGCAGAATTGGTAACGTGGATTTAGACAACGATATAATCGTAGCTGAAGCGTTTACTAAAACTATTGCAGAACGTGGACCTAAAGGAAAAAACTTAGTTTGGTCATTAATAGACCATAAGGCAGATTTAGGACATACAATAGGCAAACCTATTGACCTGTATGTAGAAGGCGATATGTTAGTAGCTATTACTCAAATAGTAGAAACAGAAGCTGGGGAAGACGTAATAAAACTATACGAGGCAGGTTTAATCAATCAGCATTCAATTGGTTTTAGTACTATTAAAAGCGACATAAACAAAACAAACCAAGTTAGAACAATAAGAGAGTTAAAACTTTACGAAGGTTCAGCAGTACTTTGGGGTGCAAACCCTGAAACGCCAACGCTAGGATTTAAAAGCGAAGGAGCAGAAACTAAAGAAGGTTTATCATTACAATTAGACAATCTAATTAAAGCGTTTAGAGGTGGTAGTTTCACAGACGACACTTTTGCTTTAATGGAAATTCAAATAAAAAGAATACAGGCTTCATTATTGGAGTTAGAAATAGTAAAAGAGTTCACTCAACCCGCAGACGCAGTTGAGCCGATAGCTATTGAAGAACCAAGTAACGAAGAAGTAACAAAGGCAATTAATCAATTTAACAATCTATTTAAAAAGTAAAAATGGAAAACGTAATTAACGAAATGGCAGAAAACGTAAAAGGCTTAAAGGCTGACGTATCTGCTCAAATCGAGGAAGTAAAATCTACAATCAATGTAGTAAAAGACGAAATGCAAAAGCAATTCGACGCACAAGCTGCAAAGCAAGTGAAGGCTGAAAAGAAAGAAAGCAAGAACATTAACGAAGCTATCTTAGAGAAATTAGACGGGAAGTTTGGAGAATTAGAGTACGCACTTAAAAGTTCTAACGGTTCTTACCGTATGGATTTGAAAGAAGTAAAGAATATGTTATTAAGCAATAGCTTAACTGGCGACCCTGTAGCTTCTTATAGCACACGTCAAGCTATATTCCCTGCACAGAAAGTAAATTTTCGTGATTTAGTTCCTACAGTTCAAAGCACAACTGGTCTTTATGTTCAGTATCGTGAGAACGCTGGTAATGTAAATAACATTGCAGTTCAAACTGAAGGCGACGACAAAGGACAGAATGACTACGCATTAACAGAAACTAAAATAGTTACTGATTATATCGCTGGTTTTTCTACTTTCTCTAAGCAAATGTTGAAAAGTTTACCTTTCATCACTCAAACTTTACCAAGATTATTACAACGTGATTTCTTCAAGAAAGAGAACTCTATTTTCTTTGGTGTTGTTTCAGGTGCTGCAACAGGTTCAACTACAACTGCAGAAACTAACGATTTGTTACAATTAGTAGATTACATCGGTAACCAAAAGGCTGCTAACTTCAATGCTTCTTATGTATTGGTAAGCGAAAACCAAATGGGTAAATTATTGAAAGCTACTATCGCTGCTGGTTATTACGCTGGTTCTGGTTCAGTTGTTGTTAGCCCTATGGGTGGAATGACAATCTGGGGAGTTCCTGTAATTTCTGCAAGTTGGGTAACTAACGATAAAGCATTAGTTATTGACCAAGACTACATCGAAAGAGTAGAAACTGAATCTTTAGCAATTGAATTCTCTTACGAGAACGGAACTAACTTCCAAAAGAACTTAGTAACTGCTAGAATAGAGTGCATGGAAGATGTGAACCTAATGCTTTCATCTTCTGCAATTTATGCAACAGTAAACGCTTAATTGTAAGGTTTATAAAGATAAATTTCCCTCACCTTAATCGGTGGGGGTTTTTTATTAGATAAAATGACTAAATTTGTAAAAAGAACTATATGGCTTATTCTAATTATATTATTGATTTTACGTTAACAGAATATTTAATTGTAACTGAACCTGTATCGTTAGCAGAAGCTAAAGCGTACATTAGGGTTAGTTCTACAGTAGACGATGCACAGATACAAGTAATGATTAAACAAGCTAGGGAAGCAGTAGAAACTGCAACAGGTTTAACTTTTGTACCTAAGACTGTTTCTTTATGGTTTAATAATATAGACGGAAACTTTGAAATACCATTTGGCCCAGTAGCAAAGGCTTCGTTTCAACTATTTGATGAAAGCGATAACGAAATTACTAACTTTAGATTAATAGGAGAATTTCACCCTAAATTAACTTATCCAAACAGGGCAATATTAAAGGCTACTTATTCAGCAGGTTATATAACTAATATTTTACCTACTGATTTAAAGATTGCTATACTTGACCAAGTAAGCTACGACTATGAAAATAGAGGCTTAGACGCTGATACAGGTATTTGTAATAAGACGTGGAAAGCGTGCCAACGTTGGACAAGAATAAGCCCAATTTTATAATATGAAACTAGGAAAAGCCAAAGCAAACTATATAGACGCTAATACGTTAACTAGAAAGGTATTTTTATATAAGCCTACTTACACAAGCGACGGTGAAGGTGGGAATACTATTGAATTTACTGCAGACGGCACTACATTTGGCGATTTAAGACCAAACAATCAAACAAGAGCAGTAGACGAAGGAAGGTTAGAGTTTGACCGTTCTAGTTTGCTTTACATAAGATATAACCCCAGTATAACTGATACTTATACGCTTTCTATTGAAGATATAAACTATACTATACACTCAATTAAAGACGTAGAAAACCAGCATAGATTCCTTGAACTAGTAATTTATTCATAATGGCATTTGGTATAAATTTAACAGGGGTAAAAGAAATTGAATTAGCATTAAAGAAAATTGATACTAAGTTAAAACAAGATTTATCGGATGAAATGAATTCTTCGGCTTTAACTATTGCTTCCAACGCTAAAAAACTTGCTCCTGTAGATTTAGGCTTTTTAAGGAACTCAATAGGGATAGAACCTTCAGTTAATGGTTTAACGTATGAAGTGGAAGCTAAGGCTAAATATGCTGCTTATATTGAATTTGGTACAGGTGGATTAGTTGACGTTCCAGTAGGCTATGAAGACTTAGCAATAAGGTTTAAAGGCAAAAACATAATGAAAGTAAACATAAGACCACAACCTTACTTAGTACCTTCGTTTGAAACAGAAAAGCCTAAATTAATAAAACGATTAAAAGATATGCTAAATGCTTAACGCTAACGTAGAAATAAAAAAATGGTTCTTTAATAATATAGACAGTTTAGGTATGCAAGTGGCAGTATTTGACGGCTTTGCCCCTGATTATGCAGCAAACGAATATATTATTATGACTGGCAGAACGTCAAGCCAAGAACAAGGTAAAAGCGGTTATACAAATAATTGTACTATTGTTTTAGACATTGTTACAAAAAGTGCTAACTTTGGGTACAAGCGTTCAGAAGAAATTAGCAATTTGATTTTAACAGATATAAATTCAGATACGATTATTACCTTAGGCACAGGGTGGGATGCCTCAAGTTTAAGCGTAGAAAGTATAAGAAATTTAGATGGGTTAAGTCCACTTGACAACGTATTTAGAACGATTATAACATATAATATAATAATAACACAAATCTAATAAAATGGCAGAAACTAAAATTTCAGCAAGGGATATTATCCTATTAGTAGACATCGACGGCGATGCTACTTTCAAACCAGTTGCTTGTTTGACTTCAAATTCAATTACATCAACTTTGGACACTATTGACGCAACTTCTAAATGTGGCGATTCTTACACTCCAAGCCCTTCATTTAATCAAACTATTGAGTGTGAAGGTTTCGCTATTGATGAAACAGGTACACCTGCAAAAGACTCTTACCAACAATTATACGCTGCACATACTGCACGTACTGTATTTGCTGCTAAGTTTGGTAAAGCGGTTCCTACTTCAGGCGATATTACCTATTCAGGTACTGTTTGGATTAGCGATTGGGGTGTTACTGCTGACGACAAAGACGACGTAAAGTTTACTGCAACTTTTGTAGTGGCTGCACCTCCTTTGACACAGACAGAAACAACTTAATAAAAAAACAACCATATGTACGAACTAAAAACAAACAACAAAGTTATTTCTTTGCAATGGGGAACTTGGGCAATGAAGCGTTTTTGTGAACTAGAAAACAAAACGTTAGTAGATTTAATTAATATTTTATCTAGTGGCAGTTTTGAACTTAGCACAATTATAAATATTATTCGTGCTTCTGCTGAAAGCGGTTGCAAGACTAATAAAAGCCCAATTGACTTTGAAGAATTTGAAGTATGCCAATGGATAGATGAAGTAGGTGGATTGTCTGCAAAAGACGGTCAGCTTATAGAATTCATTAAGTATATGCAAAATTCTATGACCCCTGAAACAAAGGATAAAAAAGGGAAGAAGGAAGAAAAAAAAAATTAGGTGATATAAGTTGGGATTCAGTAATTATTCTCGCTATTGAAGTTGGCTTAACAATTAATGAGTTTTGGCAATTGACGTGGCGGGAATTTTTATTGTATAAAACGGCTTACGATAATAGGCAAATAAAGGAATGGGAAAGAACAAGGACTTTGGCTTATATGATTTACAGGTCTAATTCAGCAGAAAAAAACCCTAAAAGTATTAAAACGTTTTTCCCTTTGCCTAGTGATGAAATAGAAGTAGACGAATCGCCTAAGATTTCAGACGAGCAATTACAGCGAACTTTGAAATTATATGGAGTAAAATAATAAAATGGCACAAGAAACGTTAAAGATTACCATAACGGCAGATAATCAACAAGCCGTTAAAAATATACAAGAAACAGTTACTGCAACAAGTAACTTAGGTGCTGCGTTTAAAAAGCTACCTAATGCAAGCGGTCAAGCTACAATGGCTTTAAGTAACCTTTCTAGGGTTGCACAGGATGCTCCTTATGGGTTTATGGGTATTGCGAATAACATTAACCCTTTATTAGAATCTTTCCAACGTTTACAAACTTCTTCAGGTAGCACAGGTAAAGCATTAAAGGCTATGGGTTCAGCTTTAATGGGTCCAGCAGGTATTGGTTTAGCAGTTGGTGTTGTTTCTTCTTTGTTTGTTTCTTTTGG